ACGCCTACGGCTGCTGCCACGGCTGGTAACTTCTCGGCTGATAACTACATCGCCATCGTCGGTCAAGACGGCACCACGTACTACATCCCTGTCGCCAACGCAGTCTGGTAATTTGTCTCCCGCGAGGGTTTTTAACTCAAGGAGCAAATTATGAGTTTCGCAAGTGACATTCAGGCTAAGACCCTGACTGCTGCTGGAACAGCGGTAAACGGACGCTCGCGCATTGCGGGCATCTACTACATCTCGACCAGTACGGCAGACACGATTGTGTTCAAAGACGGCGGTTCTGGTGGCACCACGGTGCTATCTGTGCCTAGCCCTCCGGCTGCTGGCGCGCATGACCTTTTGATACCCGATAACGGTATTCTTTGTGGGACTGATATCTACGTATCGTTCGACAATGCCAAGGTCACAAGCGTGGTGGTGCTGTTCGTTGGCGGCAAGGCTGCTTAATCATGGCCAGCGCAGCATGGACGCGCAAAGAAGGCAAGAACCCCAAAGGCGGACTGAACGCCAAAGGGCGCGCCTCCTACAACCGAGCCAACCCCGGGAAACCGGGGCTCAAGCCGCCCGCACCCAAGCCAAAGACAAAGAAGGACGCCGCGAGGCGAAAGTCTTTCTGCTCTCGAATGGAAGGCATGAAGAAGAAGCTGACGTCTTCCAAGACAGCGAAAGACCCGAACAGTCGTATAAACAAGAGCCTTAGAGCATGGAATTGCTAATATGAGTGGCGATGTAAAAGCTGTAGCAGACGCAGTAGCCGTGGCTACCACTGTTGGAACCGTAATGGATATTTTGCCTGCGGTGGGTTCCGTTTTCACCATCATCTGGCTGGGTATCCGCATCTGGGAAAGTGATACGGTGCAGAGCTTGGTTGATAAAGTAAGGAAAAAAGATGAACAAGAAAGCTAAGATGAAATACGGCATGGGCGGCATGGCTAAGTACAAAAAAGGCGGTATGCCCGACCTAACCGGCGACGGTAAAGTTACTCAGGCCGATGTACTAAAAGGCCGAGGTGTCATCAAAGCCAAGGGTGGCGGCTGCATGTCTAAAAAGATGCGCCCAGCTAAGTACGTCTAGCCATGATGAACTGCCGTGGAATGGGCGCTATGCGCCCTGTAGCGCTAAAAGGCGGGGGTAAAGCCAAGTCTAAGGTAAATCAGGCTGGCAACTACACCAAGCCCGGTATGCGCGAACGGTTGTTTAACGAGATCAAAGCGGCTAACGTGCAGGGCACAGCCGCAGGTCAATGGTCGGCTCGCAAGGCGCAGTTGTTGGCTAAACGCTACAAAGCTGCTGGAGGTGGTTACCGTGGCTGAAACCAAGAAAAAAAGCTCTTCGTACATACCTGAACGCAAGACGCAAAAGCACAGGATGAATCCTTCTAATGAAGGCCAGATGCAGATGCCGGATATGTCTAAGATGCAGAAAAAAGACCCCATGTTAGAGATGGGCCTAAAGCTGATGCAGGACAAAGCCGTAAAAGCCAAGGGCGGCAAGTGGATAAAAGATGCCATCAAAAAGCCTGGTGCCCTACGTGAGGCTTTAGGGGCCAAGAAGGGCCAGCCAATACCAGCCAAAAAGCTAGCCGCAGCAGCTAAAAAGCCCGGCAAGATGGGACAACGTGCCCGTTTGGCTCAGACACTGCGTAAGATGAATCGGGGCTAGAGGTGAATGATTTTCTCAAGTCCCAGATAGACGTTGCCGAGCGCATGTTCAAGATGATGGCAGAAGACCACAAAGAACGTGTCGAGGCGATTACTACTTGGGCTGAGATGAACTGCAGCTTAATCCGTAAGCTGGATGAAAGAGATAAAAGAATAAAAGAGCTCGAAACAGAGCTAAAGGCGTATAAAACAGCAGAAAAGCTATGAAAGAGCTCGAGATCGGCCTTCACCCTATTTTTGGCATGTCCCTGGGGTTTGAGTATGTGCCTGATACCGAGGATCAAGAGAACGAAAGTGCTCTGGCTATCGACCTGCTGATTGTGCGGATTCTTTTTTTGTGGAGAGTCGAGGATTGAAAGCGCCGCAACGGTCACTTAAGGCTTGGACGAAGCAGAAATGGCGTACCAAGAGCGGTAAAAAATCGTCCGAGACCGGTGAGCGGTACCTGCCGGAGAAAGCCATCAAAGCGCTAAGCCCGGCAGAGTATGCGGCTACGACCCGTGCCAAGCGCAAAGGTAAGGCGGCGGGTAAACAGTTTGTGGCGCAACCCAAAGGCATTGCCAAAAAGGTTGCTCAATACAGGAAAAGGGGTAAGTAATGGCCACGTCAGGCACTGCCGCGTTCAACATGGACTTGACCGAGCTGGTCGAGGAGGCATTTGAGCGCGCTGGCAGCGAGATGCGCACCGGATACGACCTTCGTACAGCCCGTAGAAGCCTAAATTTGATGTTTGCCGACTGGGCAAACCGTGGAGTCAACCTCTGGACAGTGGATCAGGGGTCTATCGACCTTGTAGCAGGCACAGGAACCTACAACCTACCCGACGATACCGTGGATTTGATGGAGCACGTCATCCGTACCAACGCGGGTAACACGGCTACACAGGCGGATTTGACCTGCTCGCGCATCAGCGTGTCTACTTACGCTACGTTACCCAACAAACTAGACCAAGGTCGACCCATTCAGGTCTATATTGACCGCCAATCTCCCACCCCAACGGTAACTTTGTGGCCTGTACCCGACGCTGCGCAGCCTTATAAGTTCATTTACTGGCGTTTGCGCCGTATTGAGGACGCTGGCAACGGGGTAAACACGATGGACGTGCCTTTTAGGTTCTTGCCGTGTATGACGGCTGGGTTGGCTTACTACTTAGCCCTAAAAATCCCCGGTGCAGCCGAGCGGTTACCCGTATTGAAAGAACAATACGACGAGGCTTGGGCCTTGGCGGCGTCAGAAGACCGAGATAAGTCGTCCGTCCGGTTTGTGCCGAGGTACATGGCGATATAACCATGTCTGCAAACCAGTTCGCCAGTGCCAAGCACACTATCGCTGAGTGCGATCGGTGCGGACAGCGCTATAAGCTAAGAGAACTGCGCGAGACGGTGGTCAGAACGCGCCCTACGGGGCTGATGGTGTGTCCTACGTGCTGGGAGCCTGATCATCCACAGAATATGCAGGGGATGTACCCCGTAAACGACCCACAGGCGGTGCGTCAGCCCCGTCCTGACCAGTCCCTGAGTACGCAGAACACCCCCACCTCATCCCGGTACATCCCGGGCACGTTCAATCCCTTGTCTGGAGTGCAATCTTCGGGTACAGTTGGCACTGTTACGGTGTCCACATCGTAAGGAGTTAGTATGAATAAAACCGCTTGTTTGAACAAATACACGCAACCAAAACCCGTACCTGTGCCAAAAACGGCTGGGTACCCTGAAACCGGTGCTAAGACCTCGGGCGTCAAAATCCGTGGTACCGGCGCAGCAACCAAAGGAACGATGGCCCGTGGGCCAATGGCCTAAATGAATTACGCCGAACTCATCGACGCTATTCAGAGTTATACCGAGAATACGTTCAGTCAATCTCAGCTTGCTACGTTTGTGCAGCAGGCTGAGCAACGTATTTTCAACAGCGTCCAGTTCCCGTCTTTACGTAAGAATATGACCGGCACAACCGTGTCGGGGAATAAGTATTTGTCGTCGCCTGCTGACTTCTTGGCTCCGTACTCTATGGCGGTCGTTGATGGCTCGGGCAACTACGAATACCTGCTTAACAAAGACGTTAACTTTATCCGTCAGGCATACCCCAACCCGTCGTCTACCGGCATCCCGAAGTACTATGCTTTGTTTGGGCCGACCACGACCCCCGGTGCGTCACCGACGATTACCAATGAGCTGTCGTTTATTCTTGGCCCAACCCCTGACGCTGCCTATACGGTAGAGCTGCATTTCTACTACTACCCGAACTCGATCGTGCAGGGTGGTATTGCTTCGCTTGGCTCTGTGGTAGCAGGTTCTGGCTACACCGACGGTACATACTACGACGTGCCCTTGGTAGGCGGCAACGGTGGCGGTGCGACGGCTACTATTGTGGTCTCAGGTGGCGCAGTGACAAGTGCTTCGATTGCGTCCAGCGGTGCGGGCTACCGCACTGGAGACAGTTTGACTGTTGGCACGACGATTGGCGCTACCGGTTCGGGCTTCTCTGTGCCTGTGGGTACGCTGACCAATAATAACGGTACGTCTTGGCTGGGTGATAACTTTGACTCGGTGCTGCTGTACGGCTCGTTGGTTGAGGCTTATACCTTTATGAAGGGCGAGCCTGATCTGCTTCAGTTGTACAA